GCAAAGATGCCAGCGTTAGGTGCATCATCTGACAAGGACGAAGAATAATGGCTATTACAAACGCACAACAAGTACAACAAATGCAACTGGTTAAAAAAAGAGAAGATGGTAAACGACCAGGTTACTACGGAGCTGATTATGGACACACTTCTGACCCAGGAACAGATTTTGGTAAAGACGCATACAGTGGAGGACCAAGTGATATTGATATGGGTGGTAGACCAGGTGGTTCAGATAAAGATTTTGAAAGAGCTAGAAGTATAATAAATGCAAGACAAGCAATAGAAAACAAAAAAGCAGCAGAACTTGCTGCAAAAAAAGAAAAAATTAAAGAGATAGCTAAAACAAATATTACTAAACAAAAAAATAAAACTAAAGAAATGGTTTTTAATCAAAATTTTTTAGATACAGATTATGGTTTAACAGGACAACAATTAACTAATTTAGATATATTTGATACTAACAAGGATGGTAAAATAGGACCACTAGAAAAATTAGACCAGTTAAGAACTAATTTAGCTAAAAAAACTTTAACTAATTCTATTGCACAAAAGTTAGGAGTAATGCCTAAATCATATGTACCATCTGTTCTTATGTCTGATGCATTTAGAACAACACCTAAAGGTATTAACACTAATACATTAACAGATATGTTGGCACCTGATTTTGATATGGGTTTATATGGTATTAGCGGAAAAGATTTAACAAAAGCACAAAATCAATTAGATGTAGCTAAACAAGATAAAATATCTCAAGCAGATTTTGATTCAGTTTATGGTAATAAACCACCTGTAGACCAAGGTAATGATGGACCACAAGATCCATGTAGAGGACCAAACCCACCAGCATATTGTTTTACAGGAATTAGATCAACTGTAGAAGATCCTGTTGTAGAAGAAGAGTCACCACAAGCTATACCATATAGACTTATGGCTGAGGGTGGTATTATGGATTCTATGGATGAGGATATAAGACAACAATTATTTTTAGGTGGTGTTGCAAAAGGAATAAAAAAAGCTGTTAAGGGTGCAACAAGAGCTGTTAAAAAAATTGCTAAATCACCAATAGGTAAAGCTGCATTGTTATATGCAGGTGGTAGTTATTTATCTGGCGCTGGTTTATTAAAAGGTTTACCTGGTGCAGGTGTTTTAAAAAATCCTAAATTTTTAAATTTTATGTTTAAAGATGGTGTTCCTGGTTTTTCAAATTTAACTAAAGGTGGTTTAATGGCTGGAGTAGGAGCACTGTCAGCATTACCATTACTAGGAATAGGTACAGGAGACGATGAAGAAGAAGGAGAACAAGATAGAGGACCAGGTTTAGATATAGCAGGTATTAGAAGAAATCCTTATCTTGCTATGCAAAGATCAGGTAATCCATACAGGTTAATGGCTGAGGGTGGAGATACAGAAGATGCAGAACCTGTAGCTAAAAAGACTATGCCATTATTAGATATGGGTGGTAAAGAAAAAGATTACAGAGAAACAGGTGGTTTTGTAGACATGGGTAGAATGGAAAAAGCTGATGATGTGCCTGCAAGATTATCTAAAAATGAATTTGTATTTACAGCTGATGCTGTAAGAAATGCCGGTGAAGGAGATATAGACAAAGGCGCAGAAGTTATGTATAACATGATGAAAAACCTCGAATCCGGAGGTGAAGTATCTGAAGAATCGCAAGGATTAGAAGGCGCCAAAGAAATGTTTCAAACATCACAAAGATTAGAAGGAGTAATGTAATGGCTACGGAAACAGTAAGAAATTTACCCGCACAGTTTATAGAAGATATAGGTAAGGATCTTGCAACACAGATCACGGCCCAAACAGCCATACCGGTTGTAGCTGGTGGCCCTGGTGGTCTTACAAAACAAGCTGGTGAAGACCAAGCACAATTTGATGCTAGAGTAAAAGCTGCACAACAATTTGGAATTAGACAAGATAATTTAGCAGGACTTGCACCACAAGTAGCAGGTCTAGATGCATTACAAACACAAGCACAACAATTAGCGAGCACTGCTGCAACAGCAGGTGGTTTAGGTTCATTTCAACCATATTTAACAGCAGCCCAACAATTAACTGGGCCAATGACTGCAACACAAAGAGAGCAGTATATGTCACCGTATCAATCACAAGTTATTGATGCATCACTTGCAGAGTTTGACAGAAATGCTGCAGTAAATAGACAACAAATAAGAGATGCAGCAGTTACATCAGGTGCATTCGGCGGTGGTAGAGAAGGAGTAGCACAAGCAGAATATCAAGCACAATCTGATAGAAACAGAGCTATGCTACAAGCAGGATTGTTAGAACAAGGTTTCAATCAAGCACAAGCTCAAAGAGGACAAGATTTACAAACTCAGCTAGGTCTGATGAGTGCTGTGCCTGGATTACAAACTGACAGAATTTCTACATTAGGTTCGTTGGGCGCATTAAACCAGGCGCAGGCACAAGCAGGACTAGACGCTACAAGAGAAGCAAACAGAATGGCAGCGTTCATGCCACAAGAACAGTTAGACAGATTTGCTGGTCAAGTAACTGGTCTAATGGGCGGATACCCTGCACAATTCCAAACAACTAACATACCAAACCCTACACCATTACAAACAGCAGTAGGATTAGGAACAGCAGGAGCGGGTATCTTTAGAGCATTAGGTCAAGGTGCTGCTGGATTTATGGGATATAAACCACCGGCATAATATGAATAGAATATTAAAACGACCAATGTTTAGAAGAGGTGGCTCTGCTAGTGATGGTATAACTTCTGGATTAGATGCACCAAGACAAGGTTATGCAGAAAAAGGTAGAGTATTACCTTTTGATATGTCCAAAATTGTACAAGATACAGTAACACAAGTGCAAGATCCTAATATCAGAGCAGCTTACCAACCTTATTTTCAAAGACCAGAAGGTGAAGGCTTTAACAGATTTTTAATGGACTTTGGTTTAAATCTTATGTCAACACCACCAAGAGGTGGTTTTTTATCTACAGCTGCAACAGCAGCTAAAGAACCTGTAAAAAATTTATTTGATGATTTAGATGCAGAAAGAATGGGTAAGTCAGCAGCAGAAGCAGATTTATTTAAAACATTATTACAAGGAAACATAGAAATTGCAGCAGAAGCTGCAGGTAATACAACTAAAGCTAAGTCGTATGCTAAATTGGAAATAGCAAACAACATTGAATCAACAATGAAAGAAATTGTAGCTCTTGAAGAAAGACAAAAGAATGGTGAAGATGTTGCACAAGAAATAAAAGAGAAAAAAGCAAGATTAACATTCTTAACTAAAGAAGATGCTGTTGGTAAATCTTTAATGGAAAACAAAGACTTTTCTAAAAGAGTATTATTTTCAATTATTGCTGAACTTAAAAAAGAAACTTTGGAAGATGGTAAAACACCTAAATACAAAGGTGATTCTGATCCTGCTTTATTAAAAGAAGCATATAAAAAATATGAAGAATTCTTTTTAGGTGCTGCAGATTCGATGACTGTAGATCAAGAATTAGCTAAAGGTGGTAGAGTAGGATTTAAAGATGGAACATTTCCAGGTAATATGACCACACAAGGTGAAAAACCCTCTGCAGAAGAAGCTGTTACACAACAACAATTAGATTCAATGTCTAAAGATGAAGACAAGATAGATTACGCAACACTAAGAGCTAGATTACCACAACAAATAACTGATGATATAGTAAGACTTATTGCTGCTAGTCCAGAAGCATTAGAAGATTTTGCAACTATCGCAACACAACAAGACGTGGATTTATTTAACCAAAAGTATAATGTCAATCTAGTGTTACCACAGGAGTAAGCACATGGCTGATAGAGCTTACGAGCGATATAGAAAAGATACAGAAGATCAAGAACCAAAAACAATAGAAGGTGAATTTCGTAATCTTAATGAGTTTCAAACATCATTTTTAACAGCATTAGAAAGTATAGGTGAACCTAAAAAACCTGTTAAATATTTAAAACCTTTTAATCCATTTCAAAAAGAAGATAACAGTTTAGCTAGATTTATTCTTAAAGGTAACCCAGAATTAAAAATGGGTATTGATTATTATTTATCTAAAAAAAATAATAAAAGAGTAGACTCTATAGAATTATTAAAACAAGGCGATCAAAAAGATTACATATCTATTATAGATGAAATATCAAAAGGTGTAGACTCTGGTGCTTATGATCTTGTTGCTGGGTTAAAAGAAATATTATTTGCAGGTGCTGATTATGCTTTTGATACAAATTTTTTAGAAGCATTTGATGAAATGATGAAAGATCCAGAAAAACAACCAGACAGACCTGAAACATGGAGAGGTGATTTAGTTGCATTGATGACACAATTTGCAATACCTGGTGGTATTATACAAAAAGTATTAAGAGGAACTAAAACTGTAGGTCAAATAAATAAAATTATAAAAGGTATCAAAGGTGCAAAAACACAAAAGATAAGTAAAATTGCAGCAAGAGCTATTGAAGGCGCAACGGTTGTAGGAGCTGTAGATTTTATTGCATCTGAACCTGGTAGAAAATCTTTTTTCTTTGAACCAGAATCAACAGAAGGATTAACGGGTAGAGAAAGAGCAGCTGCATCATTTAGAAATAAAATAAAATATGGACAAGAAGGAGCATTAGTTGGTTTTGGTTTTCCTTTAATAGGTAAAGGTGCACAGTTAGGATACAAATATGGTCTTGCACCATTTATAAAAACAACTGCTAGGTTTGGAGCTAAAGGTGTAAACACAGCTGTATTTAGACCTGTAAGTTATCTTGCTTCAAGACCTGCTGTTGAACCAGTGGTAGGTGGAGCTGCAAGATTAATACGTAATACATCAGACTTTGCATTAACAAAAGCTTTAGCGCCTGCAATTGTATCTACGTTTAGTGGTAAGAATATGTTTAAAAAAATAAATCAATTACCACCATTTGAAAAATGGAGACTAAGCTCTATTACATCGCCTGATAAATCAAAAAGAGTTTTAAAAAGAATGGACAACATACTTTCATGGTTTAGATCTTTCGGTAAACAACCAAAAGACATAGAAGGTGTATCAGAACAGGTAATGTTATTTATTAAAGGTAGAGCTAGAAAAATAGATAGAACGTTAGAAGGTTTAGATAAAAAAGCATACAGAATGGCTAAAGAGTTTGAAAAACAACATAATCAAAATATGACATCTCCTGCATTAAGAAAATTTTATTTAGATAAAGTAGATAGTTTTTTAAGAGATCAAATTAAAAAATCTGAATTACCTGATGAGTTACAACCACTTGCTGCAGATTTAAAATTAGAAATAAAAAACATAATGAAAGAGTTTCAAAAATCTTTACCAAAAGGTAAAGACGCAGACAAGTATGCAAAGGAAATAGCAAACATAGAATTAAATAAAGTAAAAAGTTATTTAGTTAGATCGTTTTCTACATTTACAAATCCAAATTACGTGCCCGATGAAAAAGTGTTTAACAATGCAGTAAGATGGGTAGTTGATAATGTAATTAAAAAAAATAAAAATTTAAAAGAAATAGCTGAAAAAAAACATGCTAATTTAAAAAGTCAAGACGCTAGATATTTTGAACACGGTAAGATGATGATTAACTCTGTGTTACACACAGCTAGAGCCGAAGGTAAAAACCCACTAAGACAAATGAAAGATATAGCTGACATATTAAAAATGGGTAAAGTTAAATATGTAAAAACAGGAGACGAATTACCTGATGCTATTAAAAATTTATTAGGACCAGAAAAAAATTTAAAAGCTTCTGTAAGTTATACAACAGCAGAAATGATATCTGCTATGGCAAACAAAAGAGCTGCAGATTATATTGCAGACTCTGGTTTAAGAAACGGTTGGTTATATAAAACAGCAGATGAAGCAATAGCTAATGGTGTTGCTAACCCAGAACTTATTAGAAAAATATCTAAACTGGGTCCTTACATGAAAACAGAATTATCTGATCTTTTTACATCTCCAGAGTATGTGCAAATGTTTAAAGGCACAGGTGGTGTATTAGATAATTTAATTATGATTCCTATTTACAGAGAAATCATGCAAGGAAAAGTTTTAGTACAAGTTGGTAAAACTTTATACTCTCCACAGACACAAGTTAGAAACGTAACATCAGCTGCATTCTTTGCGTTAATGAATGGTCACATTGGTGGTAGAGCTAGTGTTACTAATGCAATGAAGATAGTGTTAGATGATATATTTGAAGCTGGTAAAAAAGGTATCGACGATGTTCAGTTTAACAACTACGTAGAAAAATTAGTCAGACTTGGAGTGTGGGATGAAAACGTTGTAGCGTCAGAATTAAAAGCCGTGATGAATCAATTAAAAAATAATACAATTAACACATCAGATCAATTGTTTGATAAACTAATTAAAATGGCCCCAACAGATAAGGTTGCAAGATTATATGCTGGTGGTGACAACTTGTGGAAACATTTTGGTTTTGAGTTTTCTAGATCACAATTACATAGAGCAGTAAAAAATTTAGATGACATGAAATCATGGTACAAAGACATGGGTGAAGAGTTTGTGCCTATAAACAGAATTACTGGACAAATAAAAACATTTGATAATGCATTAGATGAAGCAGCTGCATATTTAGTTAGAAATACATATCCAACATATTCTAAAGTACCACCTGCAATACAAGCATTAAGAAAATTACCGTTAGGTGCTTTCATATCTTTTCCTGCAGAAATACTTAGAACAGGGACAAATGTAATATCTCTTGGTTTAAAAGAAGCTTCTAGTAAAAATCCTGCAATAAGACAAATGGGTATAAGAAGATTACAAGGTGCTTTTCTAACAAGTTATGCAACAGGAACTGGTTTAGTACAGCTAGCACAATTCTTAACTAACTCTACAGATTCACAGTGGGACGCATACAAACGTTCTTCTGCAGCACCATGGGATAAAAACTCAAACCTTTTAGCAATTAAAGGTTGGAAAAATGGTGAGTCTGCAGCAATTAATTTCTCATACTTTTCACCATACGATAGTTTATGGGCACCATTAGAAGCAGCTATTAACCAAGCTAGTAAACAAAATTTAAATCCACAAGAAACAGACGACTACGTAATGAGTATAATGTTTGCAGAAGATGGTCCTGTAATGACTTTCTTAGCTCCGTTTATAACAGAGCCTATTGGTTATGACAGAGTTTTAGATGTTACTGTTAGAAATGGTAAAAAAGATCAAGGTGGTACAGTATACTCTGCATCAGATAGTATTGGAGATAAATTTGCAAAATCATTTGCATATATATTAGATGGAGTCAAACCAGGTGTATTTGTAAGTGCTGACAAGATTGGTGGTGCACTAGGAAATGACTTAACCAAAGGTGGTAAGCCATTAAATTTAAGAGATGAATTACTTGCATTGTTTGCTGGTACTAGAATTATAAGAATAGATGTTAAAAAAGATTTAAGATATTTTGCATCAGAAATGAACAGACTTTTAAGAGCTGTCGACGAAAACGAAAAATTCTATAACGTAGATAATTATCAAAACAATACACCAAATGATATGATTAAAACATACAGAGAAATGCAAGAAGAAGCATTTAGAATACAAAAAGACATGTATATAAGAATGCAAGACTTAAAACTTTTAGATTTATCTGATTTTCAAATTGATGAAATATTAGAAAAAGCAGGGGTTAGTGAAACAATAAGAAGTAATTTAATGTTTGGTGAATTTACTCCAGTAAACTATTCACAAAAAAGATTTGAAACAAAAGTAGATACTATACGTAATGAGTTAGATAAAATTTCTACTGATGGTAAATTTAGATTAGACTTAAACACAGAATTTGTGTTTCCTGAGTTTGCATTAGATAATGTTAAAATGGAATATGATTTTAAAAAATTCTTTACAGAAGGTAATGAGTATGACCCAGAAAAATATGATTACGTATTAGATAAACAAGGTAATAGAATGTTAGATGACAATGGTGACCCAATAAGAGATGAAGGATTTATTAAATCTACATTAAGATCAATATCTCCTATAATTAAAAAAGGTTTTGACAAATTAGTAAATCCATTTTCAAATGCGTTTAGAGTAGAAACACCACCTTTACCAATTACGCCACAACCAAAGGTCAATAACAACACTATGTTAGCCAAAAATGACGGCTTGACACGAAGTGAGAATGCACTACTATCAGAAGGTGAAAAGGAAATAGCAAAGAGAACATAATGGCAAAAAAATCGGCATTACAAAAAATTGAAGATCACGAGAAGCTTTGCAGAATAATGCAAAAGCAAACTTTTGAACAAATAAAAGAAATTAAAGAACGTGTAACAAGGATGGAGAAGATGATCATGGGTGGAGGCGGAGCCATAGTGCTTGCCTTAATCATGAACATGATACAATAACTATGCAACTTTCAAAACATTTTACTCTTAAAGAAATGACTAAGTCTATGACTGCACAAAGAAAAGGCATAGACAATACTCCAGGATCTGGAGAAATAAAAAGTCTAGGTGATTTATGTTATGAAATTTTAGAACCTCTACGTGCACACTTTGATAAGCCAGTCACTATCACATCGGGCTACAGGTCCGAGGCTTTGTGTGAAGCTATCGGCAGCAAAAAGACTTCGCAACATGCGAAGGGCCAGGCCGTAGACCTGGAGATTTTTGGAGTCCCTAACATTCAAGTAGCATATTGGTTACAAAATAATGTAGACTTTGATCAGTTGATCATGGAATACTACGATCCTGATGATCCTGCAGGGGGCTGGGTCCATATAAGTTATCACGAATCAGATTCAAACAGAAAACAAGTTCTTACATTTGACGGCAAAAAATACACTGAAGGCCTACCAGAAATGAAATGGTCCGGTGGTAAAGTTGTTAGTTAAAAATTTTAGCGCGCTACACGCGTATATCCTACTAAATCCATGATTTAAGTTCTTCACCTAATACTTCAGATGCAATATTTATTTTATCTTTTAAAGCCTTCACAATCTTCTCGTCGACAGTGTCCTCACAAATCAGATCAACATAAGTCACTGATTTCTTTTGTCCTATTCTGTGTGCTCTGTCTTCTGACTGTAATCTCTTTTCTAGGTCATAACCATTAGAAAAATACACTACGGTATTTGCTTGTGTAAGTGTAATACCATAACCACCGGTTTGAGGCGTACCTACTATAAATCTACATTCGGGATTGTTTTGAAATTCACGAATATTTTCTTGTCGTTCATCTTGTGGCGTGAGTCCATAATAATCAACCACGGACCCTGAACCATACTCATCTACAATCGCTTTTATAATATTTTTTATATCTTTTTGCCAATGTCCCCAAATAATAACTTTACCTTCTATTTCACTTAACACATCCATAAGCTCATTTATTCTATTACTTTTAATATCTTGTGTAGAACCATCGTTAGCCACAAAATGGCCACAAGTTATTTGTTGTAATCGCATTAATTGAGTAAGAACAGTCATAGTGCTAGATGCTTTACCATTTAAATGTGCTACAGCCTGTCTTTTCATTTGATCATAAACTTTAAATTGATCTGATGTCAGAGTGATATATCTTTTAATCCAGTTTTTAGGTGGTAAATCTAAACAATCTTCTTTTAATACTCTGTAAGAAAAGTTTTTTAATGTTTCTGATAACTCTCCAAGATTAACAAATTTTTTTACAACTTGTATTGACCTACCTCTAACATGTAGAGTTTTCATTTCTGCATATCTATTACGAAATGCATAATAAGAAGTAAAATCTAATAGATAAGGATCTAAAAATTCACACTGACTATATAAATCTAATGGGTTTTTAGTAACTGGAGAACCAGTCATAATTCTTCTGTACTTGGCTTTTTCACCTAATTTAATAATGTTTTTAGTACGTTTAGCTCCTGGATTTTTTATAGTTGTAGATTCATCAATAGCCATCATAGTGTTATGACAATTAATAAATCTTAGAGCAAACTCTACACCTTTGGTTGTAGACAAAGCTTCTACATTCATAACTAATATGTGTAAGTCTTCACCTGTTTTTAAAACACTATCTAATTTTTCTTGTTGTTTTTTTGTAATATTAGATTGCCATAATATAGACACATTATCTATATGGTCTGGTAAATGTGCTGGTAGTTCTTGTTCATACCAAGTTTTAACAACACCTTTTGGTGCTATAATTAATGCACCATCTATTTTACCTTTGTCATACAACATTGACATGTTGTCAATTAAAACTTTTGTTTTACCTGTACCCATTTCCATAAAATATGCGTAACATTCTCTATTCCAAGATTTTTCTAACGCAGTCATTTGATGAGCGTAAGGCTTCATCTTAAATTTATAATTTATTGTCATAATCTTTTTACTTTCTAACTTGACATATAATATTAATTAACTATATTGTCAAGCATGAAAGCAGAAAAAGTATATGTAATCCAAGAAGTTGCAGGTAGCCAAGCAGGAAACCCTAAAATAAATATTATGGGTGCAACTAATTATGGTGATCTGGTATTTTTATTACCAGAATTTTCTCAAATGATTTTTTCTCCAGGACCTCTTATAAAAAAATTAAGAGCTGGACTAAAAAATTTTACAGAAAAAGATCATTTGTTATTAACAGGTGATCCTGCATTAATAGGTGTTGCATGTTCTATAGTTTCTGATATTACAAACGGCAAGTACAAGATACTTAAATGGGATAAACAAGAAAGAAAATATTATCCTATATCAATTAATTTATACGAGAAAGGAGAAATAGATGATTGATTTTGAAAAAGACCAACAGGATGCAATGAAAAAGACTGACAATATTCAGACACTTGCAGACCAAGTTGAAAGACTAGAAGCAATGCAGCAACAACTTCAAATACAAGAAGACGCTGTTAAAGAAAAGAAAAAACAAATAGAACACATATCAGGAGAAGTCATACCAACTATGATGACTGAAATGGGTTTATCAGAATTAAAACTTCAAGATGGTTCACATCTTAAAGTTTCTACGTCGTACAAAGCACACATAAGTGAAGCTAATAAAGAAGCGGCGTATAACTGGCTTCGTAATAATGGACTGGGTGATATCATTAAGAACGAGATCTCGGTGTCATTTGGTAAAGACGAAGATACCAAGGCAGCATCATATGTTGACCTTGCGAAGAGTCAAGGGTTAGAGCCATCACGAAAAATGAAGGTTGAGCCCATGACTCTGAAAGCGTTAGTCCGTGAGCGTATTGAGGCAGGTAAAGAAATGCCAACGGAAATTTTCGGAGTGTTTACCGAAAATAAAACAACAATAAAAAGGAAACAATAAACATGAACCAAGTAACAACAAAAAAAGAAGGAGCATTAGCAGTCAATATATTTGAAGCTGATGCTGACAAAGGTACTCAAAACATATCGCAAGAAGATCTTGCGTTACCTTTCTTAAAAGTTTTGGGTCAATTATCTCCAGAGGTCAACAAGACTCATGGAAAATATGTCGAGGGCGCAGAACCCGGCAAGATAATCAACACTGTTACTAATGAACTGTATAGCAACATTAATGTTGTACCAGTTTTTTACAAAAGAAAATACATTGAGTGGCAAGACAGAGGCACAAGTACAGGTGCACCTGTTGCAATTCATGAATCAGACAGTGATATAATTAGTCAAACCACTAGAGGTAAAGACTATAAAGACAGATTACCAAATGGTAATTATCTTGAAAACACTGCTGATCACTTTGTAATTCTTTTAGGTGATAGCCCACAAACAGCATTGATATCTATGAAAGCTACTCAATTAAAAGTGAGTAGAAAATGGAACTCAATGATGATGGGGATTAAAATGCAGGGTAAAAACGGACTTTTTACTCCGCCAACATATAGTCACATTTACAGTCTAAAACCCGTGCAGATGTCAAACGACAAAGGCACATGGTTTGGATGGGACGTGGCAAAAGTAGGACCAGTTACAGATAAAGGTATCTATGACATTGCGAAAACTTTTGCAGAACGTGTAGGTAAAGGTGAGATTGAGGCGAAGCATGGTAACGAAGAGGCAGACTCTAAACAACCATACTAACCGTATCCTAGGTAGTGGGCGTCTAAGCGAGAGTGGAAACGCCCACTTTGCATTTTATGATAGACAAATTTAAACATATATTTACAGGATTAGAACGTGCTCATGGTGTCACTAAAGTTGGTGAATCAAATGGCAACGGCACAAAAGTAAAAGGTAAATCATTTGTAAAAAGAGAGCCAGTCACAGATTTACTTTGGCAACAGCATTTAGAAGGAACAGAAAGTTTAGGTGTAATACCTATCAATGATGATAATAATTGTAAGTGGGGATGTATAGATATAGATTCCTACGCAGGTTTTGATCATTTAGAATTAATTAAAAAAATAAATAAATTAAATTTACCACTAATAGTATTCAGATCTAAATCAGGTGGTGCTCATGTATTTTTATTTACAGAAGACTATGTATCTGCAAGATCAATGCAGGATAAACTTACAGAGATAAAAGCTGTATTAGGTTATGGTGGATCAGAAGTATTTCCTAAACAAACAGAATTAAAATCGCAAGATGATACAGGAAATTTTTTAAATTTACCATACTTTAATTGTACAAAAACAACAAGATATGCCTTTAACGATAAAGGTGAAGCTGTTACACTAGATGGTTTTTATTTGTTGTATGAAAATAAAAAACAAAAAAGTGTTGACAACATAAGTGTAGAAAGACCACACACAGAATTTAGTGATGCACCACCTTGTATCGAAACACTATCAATAAATAAAATAGGTGAAGGTGGTAGAAACAATGCATTGTTTCACTATGGTGTATATGCAAAACAAAAATGGCCTGCAGAATGGAAATCAAAATTAATTTTATTTAATGCTACGTCAATGGAACAACCATTGTCAGATTCAGAAGTACAAATAATTGTAAACCAACACGATAAAAAAGAATGGGGTTACAAATGTAATGATCAACCAATGTGTAGTGTTTGTGATAAAACACTGTGTCGGAAACGTAAGTTTGGTATAGGGCAGGAGATATTGTTTCCTGGGTTAACGGATCTCCAGGTAATAGATTTAGAGGACCCTTACTATTACCTGAACGTAGACGGAGAAAGATTATACTTAGAAAATGTTAAATACCTCAGACAACAAAGTTTATTTCAAGAAGCATGTATGAAACAATTAAGATTTAGACCACCTACATTAAAAGAAAAAGATTGGGTGGTAATTACAAATTCATTATTAAACAATGCAGAAGTTACAGAACCTGCAGAAGGTTTACGAACAGAAGATCAATTACAAAATCATTTAGAAGAGTTTTGTTTAAACAGACAAGTGTCAACAGATAAAAGCGATCTTAAAAAAGGTGGTGTGTGGACATCTGATGGCAATCACCATTTTGTATTTGATAGATTCTATCATCAGTTTTTAATGCGTAGAAGATGGGACGTTGGTTATTCTAGAACAGCGCAAATGTTAAAAGAAAAATGTAATTGTGATTCTAAAAGAATAGGAAAAGAAAAGTTATCTGTATTTATTGTAAAAGAGTTTGACAAAAAGAAAGATGACTACAACAAAAAAACATTAAAAGAAGAAGCACCTTACTAATGATAGCTGAAGCAGACTTATTATTATTAACTTTATTAACTTCGTATTGGATATTTGTAATGCTATGATAAGAGAACAATTATTTTTATTTCCAGAACACGATCATTTTAAACAAAAAGAAAAAGATATTGATTTTATATATTTAGATGAAGCTAAAGATTCAAATTTTACCAACAAAAAATTCTCTGATTTACCTAAAAAAAGATACACACTATTTAAAACTGGTGGTGTAAATCCATACATGACAGACTTAGGACCTGTGTTTCCATATCTATACGATAACTTTTCTGAAAGAATAAAAACTTTTAGAGTTAAATGTGATGCTCAATATCCTAGGTGTCACATAGAATACGAGTTAAATGGAAAAAAAATACATTATAAACCTTTTGTACACATTCTTGTTTGCAATGCGTTTGTAGAAAACCCTTTACCTAAAAAATTTTATTTAGTTCATCACATAAATAATAATCCATTAGATTACAGGCCAGAAAACTTACAACATGTAAATCAAAGCATAAATATTAAAGGCACAAAAGCAACAAAATTTGGTACTACACACGATCAATATATAATGAATTTTAATGTTAGGACTAAGAAAAAATGAAAACAATAGTATTAGGACCACCAGGTACAGGAAAGACAACTACATTGTTAAACAAAGTAGATGATTATTTAAAAGAAACAGATCCTGATAAAGTTGGATACTTTGCATTTACACAGAAAGCTGCATACGAAGCAAGAGATAGAGCAATTAAAAAATTTAATTTAACAGAAGATGATTTACCATATTTTAGAACACTACACTCACTAGCATTTAGAAAACTAGGATTAAAAAAAGAAAACGTAATGCAACGTAGACACTATGTTGATTTAGGTAAGAAGTTAGGTTTTCCTGTAAACTATGCAAAGTATGAAGAAGACCATGGTGGTATATTTACATCTGATAGTGAGTATTTAAGAATAATAAATTTATCAAAGTTACGAAACATTACACCAGAACAACAGTTTGATTTAGCAGAACATAATCAAGATTTAGAAAGAGATAAGCTTCGTATTATTGCAAATGAAATAGAAAGATACAAAAAAGAATATGGTCTTATAGATTTTAATGACATGATACTAGAGTTTATAAAATCAGATAAATCACCAAAGTTTGATGTTGTGTTTATAGATGAAGCACAAGATCTATCGCTTATGCAATGGGACATGGCTAAAACAATATGGAATAAAACAGAAGATTCTTTTATTGCAGGTGATGATGACCAAGCAATATTTAGATGGGCCGGTGCAGATGTAGATTCTTTTATTGCACAAAAAGGTTTGATGATGCCATTAAAACAATCTTACAGAATACCAGCAAAAGTACACAACTTAGCCATGGGTATAATAAATAAAATTAGAAATAGAATAGATAAAACATGGAAACCAAAAGTACACGAAGGACAACTATCTAACTACGATGACTTTGAACAAATAGATATGTCGTCAGGTGAATGGCTAGTGTTAGCTAGAACAAAATATATGTTAAGTGATTTAGAAGACACTTTGTATCGTAATGGTTTGTATTACATAAATAGATTTAAAAAAACAAAAGAACAAGAATTACATTATGCAGCAACAGATTGGGAAAACTTACGTAAAGGTCAACCATTAGCATATAAACAAATAGAAAGAATCTATGGCTATATGCAAAAGAATGCAGATAAAGAAAAACTAAAAGGTATGTTAAAAGAAAGCTCTTATGACATAACCACACTAAAACAAAGTTATGGATTAAAAACAGATAACGTTTGGTTTGAAGCATTTGATGATGCACCAAGAAGAGATGTAGATTACTTACGTAAAATGAGAAGTAATGGAGAAAAACTAAACGAAGCACCAAGAATTACATTGTCAACAATACATGGAGCTAAAGGTGGTGAAGCACAAAACGTTGTGCTTCTCACAGATTTAAGTGAGAATACCATGAAGGCTTATGAAAAAAATGCTGATGACGAAAATAGATTGTTCTATGTTGGCGCAACAAGGACCAAGGAACATCTACATGTAATATCACCAAAACAAGAATACAAAGGATATAAACTATGAGTAAAGTATGGGACAAGCAACACGGAGGATCACACTATCAAAAATATAAAATTCAACCAAGCAAGTTTGTAGTTGAGAATGAATTGCTATATCCGGAAGGATGTGCTATTAAATATATTATAAGACATCGTGATAAAGGAAAGAAACAAGATTTACTGAAAGCGATACATTTTATTGAGATGATTATAGAGAGGGACTACAAGTGATACAAAAACCTATGTTTGCTCCACAAACGGAGTGGATACCACCACAAGATTTTCCAGATCTGTCGGATCACAAAGAAATAGCAATTGACTTAGAAACAAAAGACCCCGAATTAAAAACTATGGGTTCTGGATCTGTAACAGGCAGAGGACAAATAGTAGGTATAGCTGTAGCTGTCGAAGGCTGGTCCGGATATTATCCTATTGCTCACGAGGGTGGTGGTAACATGGATAAGAACATGGTTTTAAAATGGTTTCAAGATGTATTAAATACACCTTCAATTAAGATATTTCACAACGCTATGTATGACGTATGTTTTATACGTGCTGCAGGGCTTACAATACAAGGTATTATAGTAGATACCATGATTGCTGGCTCTCTCGTAGACGAGAATCGCTTTCGATACGATTTAGGCTCTATGGGTCGGGATTATGTCGGAAAAGGCAAAAACGAGGCTGTATTGAAGGAAACTGCTGACGTTTGGGGTGTAGATGCTAAGTCTGAAATGTATAAACTACCTGCGATGTATGTAGGTGAGTATGCTGAACAAGATGCTAGTCTAACTTTGCAATTATGGCGTAAGATGAAACAAGAAATAGAACATCAAGATATACAATCTATTTTTGAATTAGAGTGTTCACTTTTTCCTTGCCTAGTTGATATGCGATTTTTAGGCGTTCGTGTAGATACCCAAGCAGCATTTGAATTAAAGAACAAATTATTAAAAGAAGAAAAAGAATGCTTACAAAAAGTAAAAAAAGAAACATCAATAGATACTCAAATATGGGCTGCACGTTCCATTGCGCAAGTCTTTGAAAAACTTCGCCTACCATTTGACCGAACCGAAAAAACAAATTCTCCATCATTTACAAAAAACTTTTTACAGAATCACCCCCACCCACTGGTAAAACTAATTGCCCGAGCCCGTGAAATAAACAAGGCTCATACCACATTTATTGATACCATAATTAAACATGAACATAAAGGACGAATACATGCTGAAATAAACCAACTTCGATCAGATAGTGGTGGCACAGTTACCGGTAGATTTAGTTATGCAAATCCTAATCTACAACAGATTCCAGCACGTAATAAAGAACTTGGACCAGCCATCAGAAGTTTATTTATACCTGAAGAAGGTTGCAAGTGGGGAGTATTTGATTACTCACAACAAGAACCAAGACTAGTTGTACACTACGCAGGTTTACAGAATCTCTATGGAGTGGGCGATGTATTGGATGCTTACAATGACTCTAATGTAGACTTCCATCAAATCGTTGCAGAGATGGCAGACATACCACGATCTCAGGCCAAGACTATAAACCTTGGCCTGTTTTATGGTATGGGTAAAAATAAATTACAAGCTGAACTAGGTATCAACAAAGAAAAAGCTGATATACTATTTAAACAATATCATTCACGTGTACCATTTGTAAAACAATTAATGGACAATGTATCTTCACGTGCACAAGACCGTGGACAGATACGTACTCTGCTGGGTAGACTATGCAGGTTTCATTTATGGGAACCAAACCAGTTTGGAATACATAAAGCATTGCCACATGAAGCAGCGCTCCAGGAACACGGACCAGGGATCAGAAGAGCATACACATACAAAGCTTTAAATAGATTGATACAAGGATCTGCAGCTGACATGACAAAGAAAGCAATGATAGAATTACATAGAGAGGGTATTACACCACATATACAAGTGCATGATGAATTAGATATATCTGTTATAAACGAATTAGAAGCTGCAAAAATAAAAGATATAATGGAATCTGCAGTTGACTTAGAAGTACCCAATAAGGTAGACTATGAGTTTGGACCTAATTGGGGAAATATAAAATGAGGAACTATGGCTTATTTAAATGCAAATATACCAGTAACTTATTCTCAAATAAGAAGGGAGTATCTATATGATCTTAAAACTCATCATGGCGAAGTTGAAGATTGCATTATCTTCGGGATTACTGCGATCACTGGCCGTCCGATTTTGTTCCACGCAATTATGGAAAATGGTGCAGTCTTCTACCGTTTACCAATCTCTGCTTTCATACAAAGAG